TAATATTAGAAGTAGTTAAACTAACTGCTCCTGTAAATCCGTTTACACTAACTACTGCATCAGTATTGTCTACCTTCTCCCATTCAGTACCTTGGTATATAACCCAATCACCTACTTGCCAATCGGTGATGCCGTTTAAGTTAGTTGTACCTGCAACAGATACGATATAGTAATTACCAGCAGTTCCTACACTACTTGTTAAAGTAGGTGTGTTAGTACTAGCATTCCAAGTTCCTTTGTAAATTGATCCACCAATTAAGCCATTGATTTGGTTTTGTACTTTACCAAAAGCAGTTAAGATAGAATCAGTATCAGCTATTGTGCCACCAGTTATGTTTACACCAGTTAGAATCTTGCCTGTTACAGCAGAGTTAACTAAAGATGGACTAGCATAAGTGCCACTTAATTCACCTCCAGCAGCTATGCCTTCGATAGTTGTTAAGTAAGTATTATTATCATAAGAAACAGTTGTGCCTGTCACCTTAACAAACCCTGTTCCGTTTAATTGGTTTTGTTTGCCATTAAAGGTTGACCAATCTGTAGAAGTTAATAAACCATTAACAGAGCTAGTTGCAGTTGGTATTGCAGTTTGACTTGCAGCAGTTACTAATCCTTTAGCGTTTACTGTTATAGTAGGAACGCTAGTTGATGAACCATAAGCACCTACGTTAGTGTTAACTGTTGCTAATGTTAAGGTAGTATCAGAACCAGTAGTACCAGTACCAGTTACATCACCTATAAAAGATAATGAACCTGAAGGGATAGATACAGCAGTTGTTGTTAATGCAGTAATTAAACCTTTGCCATTCACAGTTATAACTGGGATAGCAGTAGAAGAACCAAATGTTCCTGTATTAGTATTAACAGTAGCTAAGGTCATAGTAGAACCTGTACCTATTACAGCACCTGTACCACCTGTTACAGTAATATCAGAACTTGTTAAGTTACCAAAGGTTAAAGCTATTTGTTTGTTGTTAAAAGTATTCCAATCAAATGAACTCAAATACCCATCGGTAGAAGTGTTCGCTTGTGAGATACTAAAGGCACCAGTAGTATTGTTATAACTTAAAGGAGCAGATGCACTTAAGCCTGTTAAGGTTATATATGCAGCACCATTAGTTATTTGATTATTATTGGTAGGGATTGTTATAACACCTGTTGTAGAATTATAAGCACCTGAACCAGCTACAAATGAGTTAGAAGCTCTAGCTCTAACATCAGTATAATAAAGATTAGTTCCTTCTGCTAAATCAGTTGTTGACTTGGCAGCGAAAGCTGTATTAAATCTTGTTTGAGTATAGTATAAATTAGTTCCTTCAGTTACTAAAGTAGTAGTATAATCGCCATTAGCTGCTACTACATCACCAGTTCTACCGAATACCGAAGTAACAGGTTGTAAGTCTGACCAATTAGCAGTAACAGTTCCACCATCTTGTTGGTTAAGCGTTAAAGTTTTTGTAGTAGTTCCTGTAACAGCAGCACTAACAATAGAATCGTTATAAGCTGTATCCCAAGTTGTTTGTTTAGCTGTTGTAGGAATAGAATAACCAGCAGCCAAACCAAAGGCCAAAGTGCCTGATGTAGTTATTGGCGATCCTGTTATAGTTAAACCTGTTGGCACAGTCGCAGCTACACTAGTAACAGTACCTACGAATGTTTCGGTATTGTTTACCCAAGATGTACCATTATACACTAAGGCTTGTCCACTAATAGGACTTGTAATAGTAACACCTGCTAATTGAGTTAAGGTGTAATCACCTTCGGCAGCAACAACATTACCTGTTCTACCAAACACACTATAAACACTTGTAGGTAATGGATAGGCTCCTGAAGGGGCCTCAATCGTAATTGGATACTCGCTAACATTAATGTCAATCGTAGTACTTGTAATTGTTATTTCTGTGCTCATTATATATTTGTAATATCTTGATAAACAATAAAGTTACCCCAGATATATGTTTTTATATTGGTATTAGAAAATTTAACAGCCATATCATATACATAGTTACCAGCTGCTAAGTTGATGTCTTTGTTAATGGTAATCATATTGTTATTCTGACCACCTACTGTGATGCCACCACCACTTTCCGTTAAGGTAAGTTCGACAGTAGAAGAAGTAATTGTCTTTCTAATCTCAATTTCTACTTGTGCTGTACTTAAGTCAATAGGCACAGTATTAGCAGTCAAAAGGAATATCTGACTCCAAGTATTAGTTTTCCAAATAGATATATTGTATTGAGCTGGTCTAAAATCAGCATTGGTGCTTATGCAGGACATTCTTTATAATTTTTACAAATTTAATCAATTCTTAGAGAAAACCTAACAAGCTGCAGGAGCATTGTTAATAGTCGATGTAGACAAGTTGAATCTTGCCTTAAATCCAGCTCCAGTATTTCCAAAAACTCTATAGTGTAAGAATAAGCCAGAATAACCACTCATAGGGAATATTGCACTAAAATTATAGTCAGCATAAAAGGTTGTTCCAGCAACAGGAGTTGCAGTATTAGTCCAAGCTATAGTAGTCACATCAAGAAACAAAGAACAAGCATTTATATTAGTATCTCCGTTATCAGAGATGTTCCACTTAAAAACACCAGTCTTAGCAACTAGGTCAGATTTGACAGGTAATTGATTTGATGCCTTAGATGTAATTGCATTAATAACAGCGTATTGTTCAGCTTCTGCACGAGTAACTTGTTTAGAGCCTGGAGGTACAGCAGCTTCGGCTCCCATAAATACCCCAGTATCTACAGCATCTTTTAGATTGTTCCAACTTATACATTGGTTACTTGCTATTCCTGCCCAACTCATTTATTAATTGGTTTAGTTTGTTTTCTAGGTATTGTATCTTAGCTACAAGCACTTGATTATAAGCTACAGATAAAAAGCCATCTATTCCTTCTACCACAGCACTAGGGATAACCTTAGATACCTCTTGTGCGTAATATCCTACCTCTTCCTTGCCATCTTTTATGTAAAGGTAGGCTTGTATATCACCAACATTTTGAGGGCCGTAATTTGCCTCTAATTGCTTTTTAAGACGCTTATCCGAAGACTCAAAGAAACCAGTACTTGTTAGGGTGCCACTTAGCGTACCTCCAGTTAATGGTAGGTAGTTTGCTAGTTGAGCAGTAGATGCCTTATTGTTAAAAGTATTCCAATCACTAGATACTAAATAACCATTTGTGCTTGTGCCAGCAATAGACATACTCAAGTTAGGAGTAGTGCCACCTGTAGATGATAGAGGTGCTGTTGCCGATACACTTGTTACTGTACCTACTGACCAAGACCTATCAGCAGTAAGGTCAAAGGCTACTCCGTTTATTGTTAGTGTCCTTGATCCAGGAACATAAGCTGTAGGAGTTTCGTTTCTCCATTCTCCAAACCTATAAGTTAATACTTGTCCGTTAGAAGGAGTACCTATGTAAATAACATCAGTAAGTTCGTCTAAAGATATAGCAGAAGGAGCAGCCCATACTAAGTCACCTCTTAAAAACTGACTTGTTGTGCCTGTGCCTAAAGATGCTTGTTTTGCATTCCAATAGTCATAATCAGCACCAGTTATATAACCTGATATGCCAGTAGCTGCTGCAAGTAAAGTATATCTACCTGTAGAAGAGTTGTAAGTTAATGCCGAGCCTACATTGGCACTAAAAGCAGCCCTTGCTCTTGTATTTGTATAGTATAAGTTAGTAGAACCTTCGGTAACTAAATCAGTATTGTAATCACCACTAACGGCAATAACGGCACCTGTTCTTCCGAAGACACTAGAAACAGCACTAGCTCCTGATGAGTAGATAGGGATATTTAAAACACCTGTACCACTATTGTAAGTTGCAGCACCACTTGTTCCTGTTGTAGTCAAGCTTAAAGCTGTACCAACCGAAGCTGTTAAAACCCCACTTGTTAATGTTAAACCACTCCCTATTGTTATTTTAGTTAGTGTGCCATTCGTATCACCACCTGCAAGTACATTACCTGAACCTGCAAGGGTTATAAACTTAGCTGAATTTACTATCTGTAATTGACTCATAATTATTTGAATAATGCTCTTACAAATTCATTTGCTGTTAATGCTGTTCCAAAAGTTAATACGCCACTAGTTGTATCAAACTTTACATTATCTCCAGTTGGAGTTCCTGTTGTTAAAATAGTTTGAACTTCTACACCACCTCTACTAACACTAAAGCAAGTAAATCCAATAGCATCTGTAAAGGTTATTGTTGTCTCGCCACCAGTTGCTGTGTAATCTAGCATTTTAACAATCTGAGTGCCAATAGATATTCCTTGTGTTTGTACTGCAATTCCATCTATTGAATATCCTCCTGTTCCTTGTAATGTTACACTATATGACGAAGCACCTTCGACTGGGCCTGATAAAGACAATGATGTTAAGTTTACTAATCCTGTAAGAACTGTATTGCCTAAAGTATCACTACCAGCTCCATTATCGTTATCTATTGCAAATTTAATTGTTATTGGTGTTTTATCTAAAACTAATTGTAGTAAATAGGCATAATTATAGTTATTGCTTAATGTTATAAACCCATCACAGTTAACTGACCAAGTAATAATATCATTTTTAAATTCTCTAAAATAAGCAGATGTTTGGCTAGTTACTTCTACTTGGTTTACGCTAGTCTCAAATGAGCAGTTTGTGGATGCCCCAAATGGAGTATAATAATCTAAAGTAGTTGTTACTGAGCTGTCATTTATCCCTTGTGTATATAATGTTACATCTCTAGCATCTACGTTTGTTGTCCATATTTGTATAGCAATTCTATCTGTTACGTCTAACGCTACAGCAGGCATAGACATTGTGCTTGTGTATTTAGTTTTTGCATTTGCTGTAAACGCAAAAGTACCAGAGGTAGCTAACAATGTTAATGTAGTGCCATTATATTTAAAAACCTTGTAATAAAAGTTTGGGCTATAAGCTAAGCTATAAGTTATATCTAAATAGTTTACAAAAGTCCAAGTACCAGCAGGGATAGCTGTTTGACTTGGGTAACTAATATTAGTAATAAAACCAAAGAATGTATTATCATAAGCTTTGCTTAAGTTAGCAGAAGCTCCTGTATTCTCTTCTTCGCCTAATTGATAATAAGTATTAGATGCAATAGTTGCATTATTTACTGATGCGTTAAAGTAATATTTTGCATTAGTTCTTTTAGCGTATAAGACTATATTGGTTCCGTTAATTATTGATGCCATATTTTATTAGTTTGTAAATTTGTAATAAGTAAAGTTTTTAATTGTTGCCACTATATCTGTATTAGAAATCTCTAATAAAGTAGCAGATATACTATTGTTTACATATTCAATAGTACAGTTGCCTATTAAATAAGGCTTATTAGCTACGCTTATTTGTGATGGATCTGTGTCTGTTGCCTTTATTAATTTAGAAGCATTCATATAAGGATAATTTGCATTTGTAGTAACAAAACTACTTACAGAGCCATCTATATTAATAACTTTTTTAGCAAAGCAATTTATATACTGTTGCAATATTAATGCATTTAAACTTCCAGTAGTAGCAGTCATACCAAATCTAGTCCAGGCTTGAAGTGGTGCAGAAGTGCTTGATAATAACTCACCCTCTGCTGTAGGAAATTCTGATGTAGGCACATAGCCATAAGGCAATTCTATTTCTTTTGCATATTGATTTGAGGAATTTACATATGCACTAAACTCTTGTTTCTCTACTATATATCTTGATGTCAAGTTAAAATTAGTAATACTACAAGTAGCTAAACCATCATTTATCCAACTAATATGTAATTGTCCAGTAACTTTAGTCGGAGGAAGTGTTATAGTAAACACAGCTCCATCATTTCCTAAAGCGAATCCTGGTATAAGATAACCATTACCATCATCAACAGTATTCCAATAAGCATTACCACTTCCATCTTTTAATAAGAAATAGGTAGATGAAGAACCTACTACTTTTATTTTTAATCTACCAAAGGCATTTGATATTGGGCTATTTGCAGATTTAAAAAACATTGAATATGTTAAATCTACAGAAGCAGAAACCTTAGGTAGATTTTCTAGCTCTACTGTGGTGCTTCCACCTCCTGATGTATATGTTATGTCTAATGTAACAAAGTCTAGTTTTGCATTTGAAGTGCTCCAATCAAAATAAGTAAAAGTAGAACCAGCACCTGTATTATATATATTATATGATTGAAAAGCTAATGGACTAGCAACGTAAACCATTAGATTGCCATTATCAATTAAATTTTTATCATAGTTTATAGTTTGAACTAAATTAATTTTATTAACACCCTTAAGCATTAATTTCATTTGACTATTGTCTATAAAATATAAACCACTTGTATTGCCTGTATAAGACTGAATAGTACTAAGAGTATTTAAGTTACTGCCACTTGATACAACCGAACCAGCTGAGCTATATTGAGTAAAATAATTATTTTCATTAGCAAATTCATTTATAGCTACTACCCACCATTTTCCACCTGATTGGAATAATCTACACCCAAAAGATTTTATTATTTTTCTCAAAACATCATAACAAGATTCATATGTATAATCTTGATTTTTAAATGTTCTTATTGGCAGATATGTTTGATTAAAAGGTTCGTATTGAGTACCTGATGATCTAGTTGTCATACCTGTAGCATAATAAGAGCATACAGTCATTAAATTAAGATTTGTAGGAAAGTTCAATGAGTTTAAAGCTGTTAGCATATAGGTCAAAAGTGACCTTACAGTATTTGTAACATTGCTAACATTTGTTGTATATATAGGAATGTTTTGTAACATACCAAGGCCATCGACAGCATTAAATGACATTTGTTTTCTACCTGTACTAAATGTTATTTGTATATTATCATTAAGTGTATATCCAACCCATTCTAAATCATCCCCTAAGAATAATTTAGCATAATATTTTCTATCATTTGTGCTAACAAAATCAGGAACATTAGCTAGGTCATCAGTAACATCTATGGTTACCCCTAACTGACTAGCAAATATTGGTTCATACGGATTATCTGAAGTTGGTAAATATTGTAAATTTATATCTATCCCTTGATATTCAATAACTGTTGGTGCAGAGGCTAAGTCCTCTTGTAAATACAAATAAGCAATCTTATTAGCCCTTGTAGCAAACGTAAATTTATATTTATTATAATATGCCATTATGAACCTCTTCTTAAGTTTAATGATGTTTCTGACCTATTCAAAGCTAATACTAAATCATTACCTCTTAATACAAATTGACCACTATTATCTCCTGTTGGAGTAGTTTGTATTGTGTTAATTGAATTGGTTGCTTTTGTTGCATCTGTTCCTGTCCCAGCACCACCACCAAATAAAGCTGAACCCATACCCATCCCACCAGCTACTAAATTCCCAAATGTAGCTAAACCTTTACCTGGTTGTATAAGTCCAGGAATCATAGACATAATAGCTACTGCGATTGCTGCTGTAATAGCAACTTTTACTAATTTCTTAATAATGTCTTGAAATGCTCTACTTAAAACCTCTCCAAGATCTGCACCTTTTTCTAATAATAAATCAAAAGCTGGGCCTAAGGCATTCATAATACCAATGCCTATTTGAACAGTTTGAGCCATTAATTCTTTAGCATTTTGTACTGCTGACTTAGTTTGTTGCATCGTTAAATCAATAAATGCTTTATGTCTATCCTCATTAGTTAAGGTATTGTCCATAAATGCTGCGTTTAAATTAGCAGCCATATTATCTTGTGCAATTTTTATCTTTTCATAACTTCCTTCAGCTTCACTAACCTCGGTTCTGTATTGGTCTTTAATTACAGCTAAAGTCTTTTTTGATACATCTGCCTTATTTTTAAGTTGAAAAGCTAAATTATCTTGTATATCTTTTTCAGCATTCTTAATATCTTGCTCAAAACTATCTGGGATTGGACTTGTACCTTGATTCATACCCAAGGCTGCTCTTTTCCTCATTTCAGACATTAATTTCTCAGTCTTTTTAAGGTTGTCTTGATATTCCTTTAAATCCTTTTTTATTTTAGCTATTCCTTGTTTATCTTCAACAGTAGTTACCTTTACCCCGCTTGACAAACTTTGGATTTGGTTTAAAATATCTTGCTCTTCTTTTTTTAAACCATTTATTAAAACTTGAGATTTAGCTTCTTTAACTTGCTGGTTTGTAGATTCTTTTCTTTGTTGTTGGTCAGTTGCCCTAGCTATTCTATTAGCATTTAAAGCTTTACCAGTTGCTTGTATATCTTTTTCTTGTTGTGATAATATAACACCTTCAGCCTTTAATCTCTTTTCAATTATACCTTCTAATTCAGCTTGTTTTATTTTAACTGTAATTATTGTTCTTAAGCTATCTATATATTTATTATACGCTTTATCTAAGCCTATTACTGCATTTTTTTCTAAAACAAGACCATTAAATATTTCAGGATTTATCTTTTTTAATTGCTCTAATGCACTAAATTTTCTATTTCTACTTTCTGTTTCACTTTTTATAACAGCTATTAAACTAGTAACTTGAACTGCCTCATTTGCTGTTGATCTATAAAGACTATCAGTTGCATCTTTTTCTTTTTTTAATTGCTCTGTCCTTGCTTTTGCTGCTTCTGTAGCTGCTTTTGATTTAAAGGCACCCATATCATAAGCAGTATATAACGCAATTACTGCTGATGCTGCTAAATAAATTACACCAGTCATTCCAGCTATACCACCAACCAAAGCAGGTAGGTTATTTTGGATACCTCTAAATCCATAAGGTAAATCTTGTAAAACTAATGCAAGATTCATCATTTGCTGATTTGACTTTTTAACAGAATCGCCTGTCTTAGACATTTTATCAGCAGTCTTATCTATTTCATTACCTAATGTCTTTAATTGAGCTTGAGCTTCTTTTGAAGTAGTTTCTATTCCTTTTAGATAATCAGCAAATTTTTTAGCTGATGCAGGAACATTTCCTAAATCAAAGTCGAACTCAATTTTAACCATCTGATTATCTGCCATTATCCTATAAGTTTATATATGTCCATATTTTTTAAGCACAGCCTTTAATTCATCTTCATCCATTATTCTAGGCTTCACAAAGTTACGAATATCACAATCTAACTCTATTAGATCTTCAGGTTTAACTTTTTTACCTTTAGGTAATTGAATGTTAATTAAGACTGTTGTCTGCCATCTAATCTTAATCCATTTCTGTTCTTCTTCGTGTCTTTGACCATACCACACAAAATCTAACTCGGCCATCGTCATCTCCCAAAACAAATGGGGAAGCACTTTGCACTCCCCCATTGTATATTTCTCTATGTCAATCCACTCTAATTTTTTTTTACTCCATCCTTTTTACTTGACTTTGTTGGGGCTGCTTCTATACCGCTTTGCATACTTTCTGATAATGCTGTCATCACCTCTTGAAACTTTGTGCTTCCCATACCTCCCATATCATCTACCCAATCACACACCTCTATTTCAGTAAAGGATGGTGTTATACCTTGTGAGTATAATGGGTATTCAGCAGCAGCCTTCAGTAAGTTTATTATAGCATCTAAAGAAGCTTGTCCACTTAAAGCCTCTCCTATTTCAGAAGGCCCTATGCCTTGTAATTGACAGAATCTTTTAAGACTCCACGTACAAAAACGCATCGGTATCTTCTTTCCATCGGAAAGAGTTAATTCAAATTGTCCTCTCATTTTGGTTTATTTTTGGTTGGTTATTATGAGTTGGTAGCGATAGTTAATGCTCCTGTTCCTTTAAAAGAAACTGAGTAAGTAACTGGATTCTCCATATCAGCAGTCATATCTACGCTCTCGATAAATGCTTGACCTGAATAAATCACATCACCTGTAACTGGAGTTACACCATCTACTGTACCATTATTTACTGTTGTAAATTTAACTAAAACTGAAGTTCTAGCGATTGCTAAAGCATTTAATTCTGCTGTAGTTACATAAGTAGCAACTGTACCAGGTACTACTGTAGCTAAACCATCAGTTGTTAAAGACCAAGATTTTTGTCCACCAATCTCATCAGCCCATCCTAAACTTTGTTTAGTAGAAGCATCAGGAGTATCGATAGCTAAACTTAATGAACAAGAAGTAGCAAATCCTATTACCTCCGTTCCGATTAGAACCACTAATGAGGTTCCGTTAAATACACTTGTTGTCGGCATTTTATTTTATTTTTATTTTATGTTAATTGATTCACGAAATGATCCATTGTTATCACCCTTCTGAAAACATAAGCTTCATTCACATAGTCAAAGGTAGCAATATTAGAGCTAACCCTTCTAGTTACTATTTTAAAATCAGGTGCCGTACTTGGGTAGTTAGGAGGATTAACTCCTACAATTTCTAGAAATGCATTAGTATATGTATCTACTGATTTCTGCCCTACTTCACCTGCTTTAAAAGTCCTATAAACTATGTCAAATTGAATACTAACGTCAAAACCAAAGCTTTGCTTATTACTATTCTCTGCTTGTGTTTGACTACTGATAATCAAATAAGGTGGTTCTACTGTGTCAGGTGCTATGGTATCATAAACACTCAATGAGTAAGAAGCCGCTGTAAGCTTATCTATATAAGCCTTCCTTAATGTATATCCGCAGTCCTTCATTTTTTACAAATTTAACGAAATATATTTATATCCTTATTTTCTTAATCTTGTTAACCATCTTACCTAAAACCTCACTATATGAATTAAACATATATGGTTTATATGGCATCCCTATAAACTTTTTATTCTTTTTAAAGGATAAAGCATAACTCTCTAAATCACTCATATTAATATTTGGGTAAACAGGTATTCCAAATCCAAAATCTCCTGTACCAAACTCTACATAAGCAGCATATCTTGTATCGGCATAAACAGAGGCTCCTATACCTTGCGTATATAAATTATACCCTATAGAATTTTTTAGTAACCCAGTTTTAACTGGAACCTTGGCCTTAGCTGCATTAGATATTTCCTTAACTGAATCATTTATAATCTTAGTAGACTCTTCAGCTACTTTCTTAGGAGCATTATTAATTTTTCTAATAATGGCATCTACACCAGTAATCTTAGCATTAAAAGTAGCCATTACTTAAGAGTTGAACAACCGATTAAATAATATTGATTTAAGTCACCTTCGTTTATAATAGAATTAATTAAGTAAGTCCTTGACTTCCAAGTAATTACAAGAGCTTGAGTAAATGTTTTGCCTGTTGTATATCTAATTCTAAAAGTAATTGCATCACTCAAGCTGTCTCTACTAGTTATATTAGTCTTAGAATCGCTATTAGAGACTATTTCAGCCCAGCAAACATAATAAGATACTAAAGTGT